ACAATCCCGTTCTCCGGTTAATATCTTATGATTTCCTGTTCCCTGACATAACCTCACATTTGTCAGATTCTGCGTCTATTCTATAAACATCGCATCCCCCATGTAGAGGGCGTGCCTTCATTTCACTACTTATGTACCGCTACTTTGTAGCTCCTTCTTCCTATTATAATAGCCGACTTTGCGCCAGTTGGCAAGTCAGTAGTTTACTTTTCTTCCGCAGGTGCAAATAACTCACTTGTTCCGTCCAGAACTCGCTTCTCCTCATCCATCTCAAAGAACCACCCAAACAGTTCGAGGGCTTCATACCCTTTCAGCAGTTTATCCGCCTTTTCTTTGGCATAGCGTCCGCTATAATCATAGGTTTCTCCTACCGTATTCATCGACCCATGCAAGAATACGAGCATTTGATGTGTAATACTCAATCCTTGGAACGTCTCAGTTGCCTGCTTTCTCTCTTCTTCGCTGTACTTCCACTCATCGCCCTCCAGGAAAAAGTCTCTCGCAATCGAACCGTACAAACCGTAACCAATCAGTACCAGGGCTTCCCAGATTTTTTCTCTCGCTACGTTTTCGTCCTTAAGAGCCGGAATTTTTCCAGAAATAATTCCGGAGATAAAATCTTTTCTTCTGGCAGCACTTCCTTTCAGAATTTCCTTTACCTCTTTTGACTTTCTATCCTGCTCTTTCTTCGCCAGTTCTTCTTTTGTCGGCTTCTTCTTTTCCTTCGGAGCTTTCGTAACGATTCTCAAATCTCGCCATGTCTCATACCAGTACATCTGCCCCTTCTGCTCTGGCAGTTCAATCTCATCCGGCACATCGTCTGTCAAGTTGATCTCAATCACCGTTTTCCATTTCCCGTTGTACATCTGCTGCGAATACTGCTCCGGTGCTTTCTCTACTCCCATCTTTTTCAGCTTCGCTTTGAGCTTCTTTGCGTTCTCTTTCTTCTTAGCATTTGTAATCTCGTTCTGAACCCGGCTCACAATATCTCTGGAGCTGCTGGCCTTATCCAGAATCTCATTTCGCATTTCTACATCCTTGATTTTCTCCAGTTCGTACAGGTCTTTCAATGTGAGCTGAAAAGCATCGTCCTGCTGCTTCTCTTTCAATTTCTCCTGGTCCAGCTTCGCAATATTCAGCCTATGCCGGACGGTTGATTTACTGAATCCGGTCTTTTCTGCAATCTGGTCTTCCGTATCTCCCAAATCGAGCATCATCTGGAATCCCTGGGCCTGTTCCTGGATGGTAAGGTCTTCACGTTGAATATTCTCCAACAGCATGATACCTACTTGCTCTTTACGGGAAATCTTGCTTCTAATCTGGCATGGAACTTCTACCAGGCCTGCTAATTTTGCCGCCTCCAGTCTTCTATGTCCTATCAATGCATGGAAATCACTGATTACCGAAACCTTATCGGCATCCGGCTGATCTTCCGGGTCTGCCGTCAATGCACTTGCCGGAATAACCGTCAAGTTCTGCATGACTCCATGCTTCTTCATTGATTCTGCCAACTCTGTCACATCTCCGAGGTCTTTTCTCGGATTATCCGGATGCGGATATATATTCTCCACTCTGATTTTTACAACTTCACTGCTCTCCATTACTTTTCCTCCTTTTTCTTTTCAAATTTCAGACCCAGCTTTTTCCCGTCTTCCAGAATCCTCTGCATCTCTGCCTCATACTCTCCAGCACTCCGCACCGGTGCAAACGTCATTCTAGTGCCGCTCTTTGTTGGTTTTCCCATTTTCTGTAGTACCGCGCCTTTTGTCTGGAGTTCATCCAGTCTGATGCTGATGACTGCAATCTGATAGAATCTCTCTTTCTCATCGAACAGCTTTTTTGTCATCCCCGGAAACATCGTCTGATATTTCATGATTGTGATCTTATGTTCCATCATCGCCCTCCTTCACATTACTCCGCCGGGAACTCATACACGATGTTCTTCTTGTACATTGCCGGTCTTGTTGCCTGGGCCGCAGTGTCGAAGAACTCAACCGTATAACATTCATTTTCATATGCTCCGCAGAAATCTTTCAGCACCTGCAAGCACCGTTCCTTTGTCTGATACTCTGCAATCTCTTCCAGACAACCATCAGATATGCAAATTGTGTGTCTGGCGGTTCCCTTCTTTCCCTTGTGGTTTACCTGTTCTGAATATTCCAGGGCGTTAAAGGCTCTTCCGAACCACAACACCTTTTCTTTATTCTGGCTTACAATCAGCATCTTTCCCTTCCTCCCGCTCCCAGAACTCATTTACAACTTCCTGCACTACTGCATATTCCAGATCGCCGTTATTCTCCAGCATTCTATCCTCTAACTTCTCAGAAATAGAAACAAACACCTGATCCGGAAATTCATCTGTATCCTCTCCTGCCGCAGCACACACATCTTTTCCCCATTGCACTTTTTCAGACTTTTTTCTTTCCTCGTATTCATATTCTGCATACGCATCCGCAAGGTCCAGAACCACATTCAGTTTATTGTTATCCGGCTCATCCTGGAACATATCTTCCAACTCTCTCATAAACTCTTCTCTATCCATTTTCTCACGCCCTTTCATTCCATTTTTCTCTTGCCTCTTTCTGTGCAAGCTCCTTCTGCCCGTTCCAGTCCTTCACTGATACATGAGGTCCGAGACTTCCACACTTCGAGCAACAAATTCTATATCCGTTGTTACCCATCCTGCGGATTCCCACTCTTCTATCTCCGCAGCCGCAGAACGGGCATGGTTTTAGCTTTACTAACTTATTTTCCATGATTCCTCCTATCTGCCCTTAATTTTCTCCGGCACATCTTCTTGAACTGCCACATCCCTGCAGAACCGCTCCGAACAACTGAAATCCGTAAATGAACCCCTGCATTTCTGACTCTATCGCCACATCGTATACCGCAGATGTTATCGCCGTATCAGCTTTCGCCCCAGGAACCTGTGCCTCCATAACCGCTCTCAGCCGTTCGTAGGCCTGCGTCAGTTCTGGAATCTCCCGGTTTTCGCCCTTCGGACCGGTAATAAACTGATTGAACAGTTCCCGGACGTCCTTGTATCCACTCTCTGCATCCCCTACCAGTTTCTGGCCACTTACCCGACAGCGAAGTTCTTTTTCCATCTTCTCAATGCCGGTCTTCTTTTTCCCGTAGCATCTATCTCTTTTCATTCTCGCCAGATAGAGCTTGCAGGCTTTTTCAGTCAGTTCCCACATCGGGTACTCCTGGTGTCTTGCCTTGAACTGTGCCATTTTGAACTCTGTCTGCTCCATCGGTTCCAGCTCCACGATAAGCTGTGCGATTCTGCGATATGTAACCGAGTGATATTCCTGGAACATATCCGCCACCTCCCGGCTTGTCATGATGGTTTTTCCAACCTCTACCGGCTTCTCTTCCTCACATACATCCACCACTGCCATCTGTGAGATAATCTTCTTTACATCGTCCATCAATTCTACAATCTGCTCGCTTCTCTTCATAACCTGCCAGCTCCTTTCTTCAAAGCACATAACGTACAACACGCTCCGTCGAGTTTGCTATGGAAAATCACGCCTGCATCCTCCGGTCTTTTCCAGCAAAGTGCTCCACATACCGGGCAACGCACCTTTTCCCATCCTTCCTTTCCTTCCGGCACACTGGCTAACAACGGCATACACAGCCAACCGCCTCTGTCCGATTCTTTCCTCGGTTCAATCTTCATACCGCTTTTCCCCCTCTCTCATCCAATAATTTTTTCAGCTCTTTTACAACCGGATGCCAGCTTCTGGTTCCTCTCACTCTCCGGTACACATCAGCCAGAACTGCATCGCCGCCAGGAACAAAGGCTTCCATTCTGGCCTGTGTCATTCTCATATCATGGAACCCATCCGTAAATCTAAGCTCACCTCTGTCTTCGTATAAAACTACTCTCTTTGCTCCCAGGCGGCCCCAGTCTTTGACGTTTACTGTCCGTCCTTCTCTATTCATCACGCATCTTCCTCCTTCGCAAATTTGCTGTTGAGGCTTTCCATGATTGCCTCCAGTCTCTTCGCTCCGATTCCCGGCGTCTCACTGATTGCTTTCTGCACTTCCGTAATATCAATCCCAGGAACCGACTTTCTGCCCTCTTCATATGCTGTCATATAAAGATTCTTGCAGAACGATTCAAATTGCTGTCGATCCATTTTCTTGACTCTCTTGTAATCTTCTCTCCGGAGCAGATATCCTGCCCCGGTTGTCATGTTTTTTGCTTTGTTCATGCTCCTTCTCCTCTACTTTGCCAGCTTCTTCATAGTCTTAAAGAACTTCTTCATGCTTTTCATAAATTTCTTCATACTGCTTCGCCTCCTTTATGCAAATGGAATCCTGGCGTCAAACCAGCCGCCATGTTTCTCAATCACTTGCTCAATCACTTCAACCGGCACATACGGGTACACTGCCTTTGTCGGTTCTGCCGGATCTTCAATATACGGCATCAACAACTCTTCTTTCTGGCTTGGATATCCGACTTCGCAAGCTGCATATTCTCCGCTTTCCAAATTCACCCGTGGCTCACAATACAATCCATCTCCAGCCTGGACACTCATTTCAAAACCGTCTTTGCAGAAGATATGAGGTCTCGGAGCCTGTGCAATCCCGCACACCAGCTTGTATGTCTCATGCAAAAAAGCCTGCACGCTATCCCGTTTCTTGAATTTCTCAACATCTACACACATGTGAGGAAAACAGTTTCCGCAATACTCCCAGATCTCTTTTCCTCTTACGGCGAATGTTGCATATGTGCCGCAGTTCTTCATTGTCTTCGGGTTGATTGCATGACTGTGTGGCTCTCCTACCTGGAAGTAATCCCTTGTCATTGTCCGTGGTGGCAGGATATCCAGGAAGTAATCTGCTACTCCCTGGTCTACCATATCTCCCGGCTTACAATATTCATCCCAACTGTTGCAGCCGCTCTTGTGCCATCCTTCGATTGTCTTTAGCTCTTCTCTTGCCATTACTCATTCTCCTTTTCAAATTCTTCCATCGTTGGTCTTTTTCCATCCAGGTCATCCCAGGTATACGGCTTATGATTTTCACTTTCCCATTGCGCTTTGTAGCAATCTCTGCATACGCAAAATCCGGAAAGCCATCTCATTTCTCCCCAGTATTCCGGCTTTTTACAGCGTCTGCATATTACTATGCGTTTATTCTCATCCATACTTAGCATCCCTCTCTTTCTCTGATTTCTGTCGAAGCCTTATTCAGAGCTTTCAGCATTACCGGTGACGCTTTCAGTTCTTCCCAGGTCAATCCTAGGCAATCCAGCGTATCCTCAAGATCTCCGGTGTATCCATACTCATGGTTATCCAGCTCATACAGGAACATCTGGTACAAGAATCCTGTCCCATCTTCATCGGCCGTCTTTGCCGCCTCCATCTCAGCGTTGTGCCGGTCCAGTACCTCATGGAAATGCTTGTGATCTTTCTTCTGGATGAATCCACCGCCCGGAATCCGATAAATCTTATCCAGGTCTTTCTCCGGGTCAAGTCCCCATTTTCCCATCATTTCATCAAACTGCTTATCTGAGAACGCAAACCCCAACGGCAGCTCATTGAACTCTTTCTGCTGTCTGTCTCTTAACTCTCTATAGCTCTCCATCTTAACTTTCCTCCTCAAACTCTGCCATCTTGCTTCTGTCAAATTTCATTGCCGGATATTCGCAGTAACCGCTTCTCCGAGTACGCCCGGTTCTCTCCGCAAATCCGTTTTCTTCCAGAAGAGCTACCGCCCAAGGGCAATTATTGGTGTCAACATACGCCTCATCTTCTGCCAACGAATGGTCGCACAGGCAGGTGGTTACTCTCGCAATAGGTCCATCCCATCTGTTATAAATTTCAACAGCAACGCTATTGTCTTCCACATACTTACCGACTCTTAACTTACAGTCCTTATACTCTGAATACTCTGTCTTAACATTCAAACTTGCCATATCAGTTCTCCTCTCTTCCCATTTCCTGGGATAACTGCTTTCTGATTTCCAACTCCGGTGCATCTTCTCTTTTTAATCTGCTCAGACACATTCCACTGTCATGTACCGTAAAATGAATATAACCTTCTGCACTCAATGTAATGCTTACCAGCTTTTCTGCCGTTCCATGCTGGCCTGCAATCTCCGTCAGCTTATCCAGTACCGGCATTACTTCCCTGCTCAGTTCCGCAAACTCTGCCTGTCTCACTTCATTTCCTCCTTTGCTCTGGCGAACATATCAAAATCCTCGCACATATCGCATTCACTGCTACTTAAAATATTCTGGCAAACCTGGCATTTCGGGTTTAACCGTCTGTAATAATCCGGATGATTCTTTTTCAAATCCTCAATCGTGAACAGTGCCACTTTCATATCCTGCATACATTATTCCTCATGCTTTCCCAGAACCTCATCTGCTTTTCTTAACAGCGCAAGATATCTATCATTCTCCTTTTTCAGCTCTTCTTTCTTCCGCTCCCTTTCTTTGTAAAACTCCTCATTTTTCAGCTCTTCTTCCCACCCATTGATGAACTGCCGTACTTCTCGGACATTATTAAATCCGCACTCATCCTCGTAATCATTTCTGGCAGTGAAGATAATGTACTTGTTGTCTCTGCGTTCATCATCGATAGCAACTCCAAAATACAACTCATCCCTCTTCTCTTCGTCAAGCGGCTCGAATCTTACATCATCATAGAGCGGACCGACCATCGGGCAGTTATTCTTGAACCATACTCTGTAGTTATCCAAGATGTAATTGCTCGTAACCCCTTTCAAGATGCTCCAGATTTTTGCTAACCGGCCTGCAAGTGCTTTTTCATCGCAGAACCAGTCATACCATCCGGCCTCAATCTGGGTCTTTCTGTCTTTTGCAAGGAAATCTCCCTTGCGGTATCTCTCACAAAACTCTCTCAGCGTCATGTCCGCCATCTCTATTCCTCCTCGTAATCTTCGTAATCAATATCTGCATACTCACAGATACCTTCATAGCTCGTGCCGTTCTCATACATATTTTTCAATGATGCTCCAAATATTGTGCCATCCCACTGTCTGATTTTGCTTTCAATCTCTTCATTCAGCCGGGCATTGCTTCTGTCTGCCATACTCTCACTCCTCTCCTACATTTCCAGATGCTCAATTTTAATGGCTTCGTCTACTGCATCTGCTCCGTATCTTTTTTTCAGATAAGAAACTGCCACATCCCACTCATGCGGATTGTTGACCGTCTCAAATAATTTCTTAGCCTCTGTAATGCACTGTTCCACTACCAGGTCTCCTTTCGCAACTCTGATGATTCGCTTTCTCAGCTCCTCCACCTGTCTCTGTGCCTGTGCCATTGCCCGGTCAAGCGTCTCTGCATAGTTCGCAGCCTCCATCATATTCTTGATGATTGGCATTCCAAAGGACTTATACAACTCTGCTATCTGTTCCTTACCCTCTACCTCGCTGATGGACGGATGCCATGTATACACATGCTCCACGATGGAATAATCTTTCTGGCTTATCTCAGCCCCAATTCTCTTTTGAAATTCCTGTTTTGTCATACCTTCTACGCCTCCTCAACTTTCTTGTAATCTTCCAGGATGCTCAACAGCGTCCCTTTTCCAATTCTGAACTTCTGCTTGTGTCCGCATCTGGTTCCCATATAATTGACAACCGTTCTTTCTGGAAGCTCATGCTTTATGTACTGGATTATGTAATAATGACCATCTCCATGATGAACAACGTCTATGTATTTGTGCTCATTCCGGATGTTCTGGTATGTAGCCTTTTCAGTTCTGTTTGCTCTTGATCTCTTTGCCATATTCTTCGCTCCTTTGAATTATTACTTCGATTTTGCGAACCTTGCAGGTAAAAAAATAAGCCTACTTCCAACAAAGCTCTCTTACTTTGTCTGCTCGGCTACCAAATCCATACTTTTCAAGCATCTCCAAATCTGCTTTCACTGCTTCATCTTCCAGCGTGCATCCACAATCACTCAAAGAATACAGCTCATCTACGATTTCATCAGCAATGCCTTCTTCTCCAGCTTCCAGGGCTTTTTTAATGAACACCCACAGCATCTTCTGTGCTGCATCCCATTCCGGATAACCAAATTCATTTTTATCTCTTTCACTTAACAGGCTTCTGTATATTACTAATGCGTTCATCTTGACTACCTCCATTTGTATCGTGTATTTGTTTTGTTATTTTGTAACTTCATTATACTTCGATAACTCGAACGCGTCAAGTGTTTTACTTCTATTTTTCAATTATTTTTACCAGGGCGATTTCATATCCCAACGCACTTACGATTTTCTCCAACGTGTCACAGCGAATACCACATTTGCTTCTGGAAATAATCTGGTTCGCATACTGTCTGCTCACCCCGATTTTCTTTGCCAGGTCCACTGGTCGCAACTCCTCAACTTCCAGAACCTTTTTTATCAGCTCGTTGCAGTCAGTTCCTCTAATTTCTTCCATCCTCTACCTCTCTTTCAATCCAATCAGCGACTATCATTCCGCAGCTATCAGCTATCTGGTACAGAATCTCCGTATCATCCCAGGTGTAATTGTTCAGAAAATCTGCCAGACTCTCCCAACCCATTCTCTTAACAATCCGCTTCGCATCATTCTTTTTTATCTCAAACCAGGTCAAATGCTCATCCTTAAATCTGACGTCCCGGCATCTGTCCTGTACATAGGTATCAAGAATCAGTCTTCCAAACATTTCCTACTCCTCCTCAAACAGCTCACTTGCTTTCTGAGCCAGCATCTCATTTCTTCCGGATTTATCATCAAATATCCGGTGACACTCTTCCAACAGCTTGTCTACTCTTTCCTGGGTTACTTCCAGGCCTGCGTTTCGAATTGCTTCTTCCAGGTCTTCCAGATGCCAATCTTCCCTGTACCAGATAGCATTTGCCCTGCGGTAAATCTCATCAATTATCTTCTGTTGATTTTCCTCGGTCGCCTCCAACAGCCACTCAAAATTCAGTTTCCCATCCTTGGTTGTCGGATTGTACTTTCCGGAACATCTGTCCTGCCGGTCCGTTACATAGGTCTGAACGCCCCACCACGTTTCCGGTTCTTTATCTATGAATCCCTTTCTCTTCCACATTGCCGGAAGTGAATGCTTTCCATGCGTGTTTTCGTTCTTTCGGAACTCTACTATAATTTCCTCTCCCAACGCATTTCTGTCTGCGAAGGTAAACCACCAAACCGGCGGTACTGTATGCTCACACTGATATACTTTTCTCATTTTCCTGCTCCTTTCGCTAATGATTCAGCAATCGCCTCCATCATACTCTGCGATAATTCCAGATACTGCTCTACGATATAGAATTTAGCACTCTGCCCGTTCTCATCCCATATTTCAAAATACCGGAATCCCCGTTCTTCCTCGTCTTTATCCTCCTGCACCTTCACATACCCTTGCGCCTTGCTCTCAACGATTTCATCCAGTTTCTTCATGACCGCCTCCAGGTCAATCGACACATCCACCACTGCACACCCATTTGTAAATTCGTTCTCCCAGAACCCATGCAGGACATACACTACAATTTTCTTTTCCTCCATCCCGGTGTCCTCCTATCCGTAAATAACATCATCGAATATCGCATACTGGATAATCATGTCTGCCACTGTCGCATCTACCATGCAACAATCCAATTCATAGACTCCTTTGCTGCATCCTACAGAGTCTTCCGCATCCACCAGGATATTGTACGGCTTGTTTTCGTCCTCCAGTTACTGTTTTACGCCGTTGAGCAACTTTTCCTTGTTCAGTTCTCTCTTCTTGCCGTCCACTGAATCATGCAGTACCAGGGTTCCTCCTCTGCTGATCTGCTCCGATGCAAATTCTCCGAGATACTTTCCTTTGACTTCTGCTCGCTTGCACCAGTAACAAATGCCACCCTCCAGCGCCGTTGTAACAATATCGTCAATGTCCTCTGTGCTGATTCGGACGCTTATCTCAGCCTTGATTTCCTCATACTCTTTTCCCATCAGTCTTCCTCCTCATATCCTACTCTTTCTACATAGTCCACACTGTCCGGCTCGCATTCAAATTCCGGGCATAAAGACAACCACAGTTTCTCCAGTTCGTTTATACCATTTGCGGTCAGCTCTGTTTCATCTCCATCGTTGAACCCGATTCTGTATACACTCGGCTTCTTGCCTTTTCTGACAATGCCTTTCGCTGCTCTTCTCAGTATCATTACTCCTTTTCCTCCACTCCGGCGAACTCCAGGATTTTCTCTCTGGCAAACCCCTCAATCACTTCCAGGTAGTTTCCTGGCCACACATCCCTGTTCGGCTCATAGGTTTCTGTGAACTCATTCGCCCAGTCCACAAATTTCTGCTTCCAGGTTATGCTATCAATGTCTGTCAGTACCTCAAACAGATACTCGCTCTCGCCTTTGAGCTGTTCCAGCATCATAGCAATCTCCATCAGATTTTCCGTCTGCTCGTTATATTCCAACATCACACCACCTCCTACTCTGTTCTTACTAAGCCGCCATTTGCAGGTGCAATTCCAATGCTTCCAAGTTCGGAACAATCCGGAGCGTCCAAATTTGCCACATACGCAAGTGGAACTCTTTCTTCCAGGTCTTCTCTATCCAGTTCCCACTCCTCATCCTCTGCACTGACATACAACAATGCCAGGCATCTTCCAAACACCATGTTGCTCAATATTGCAGCGTATACGATGCCGCCGCTTTCTTCTTCCCAGTCGGCAACAGCTTTTTTCTCCTCATCGTTCAAATCGTACAGAATACCTGCCGTCTCAGATTTAAGGACCGTTCCCTGCTTTCTGAATTTTGTGATTACCTGCGGCATCATTCCCAGGCGGCACATACGGCCAACCGCTTCTTCTACCATTTTTGCTCTGTCCTGCTGATTCTTTGCATCCATTATTTCTTATCCTCCGTTTTCTTCTCTAAATCTTCCAGTCCGAGTGTTGCGTTTACGAATGCCAGCGCACATGCGGCTCCGATACATTCTCTGATTCCGGTTGAAACTCCAACGATCAAGCACACCAGCATAGCCAGTGAAAACATTCTTCTGCTTTTCTTCATTTACTTTCTGCCTCCTCTGTGATAAACTTGGTAGCACGAGGAGAACTTGTCTCCCCGGCTACCGAGCTGTTTTTCAGAACATTACTTGAACCAGGTCAAAACTGCCGTAACAACTGCTATCAGCATTGTTACTATGGAAATTACGATATGCGTCCAACATTCATAAATTTCAATTTTGGTCTTCTTCAACTGCTCTGAAAGCAGCTCTTCTTCTTTTTCTTCAATCCTGCGTTTTCTTTTTCCCAACGGGCAATTCCTCCTTTCTCATTTGTTCTGTCCTCTGCATTTCTACGGGGTTGGAACCGTCTGGCAAACATATGTACTATTCCATCAACCTTGCCGCCTGCATTACTTTGTATCGTGTATTTGTTTTGTTATTTTGTAACTTTATTATACTTCGATATCTCGAATGTGTCAAGTGTTTTACTTCTATTTTTCAATTATTTTTCGAGCTATCGAATTAGTGTGTGTAGCATCTTTGCAACGCAAAGTGCTATTCTTTTTTATCTCTTTATCTATCTTTATCTCTATCTCTTACTCTATCTCTAATTATGGTGTAGAAATCATGTAAGAAATCTTACAAGGTTTTATATATAGGAAATGTTTTTTACTTCGATTTTTCGACTTATTCACATTATCAACATTCTTCCTGTGGATAACTTCGGAACTCAGATTGAACTTTGCAGAACCGCATTTTCAGCATATATGGCTTTAACATCGTACACGCTTCTATACCGGCTTTTAGCTCTTAGGCATAAGTTAGTATCTAAAAACGTCTATCGTTGCTCAGGCACATTTCGTCAAATTTGAAGGGGATTTTTTGTGAATTTTGTATATTGATTTATTCTGCGGACTTGCTCCGAAATAAAAAAGAAGCCCCGGCGTGATACCGGGGCAATGTGACATATTTTCCTTTTTTGACCATAAGAGGTGTGCTTAATTTTCTTAGTTCCTTGCCTTAAAGGCATTATTTGATGTATACCTTGCCATCGTAATAAGCAGCCATCCAACCGCTCGGTGCTTTCATCCAGATATCGTTTCCGACATTCCGAACTTCCTGGCACGTTACGACCGTTCCTGCATCCAGGCAGCCATCATTGTCCTTATCGTGTTTCTGGCCGTCAGCCGTCAACTGCGAATGTTTCTTTGCGCTGTAGTTTGTTCCTGGACCTGTACGAACTTTCAGTTCTACCTGCAAAGTGTACTCATGTCCAGCAGTGTAAGACGGAGTGTTCTTCTTTTCCGGAACACTGGCTGCTGTCTTTCCGTTGTAAGCAGAAACCAGCTTGCTCTTAGATGCCGGTCCGTACTTGCCGTCCTGCTCCAAACCGTAAAATGCCTGGAACGCAAGCAGAGCTTTCTCTGTGTCTCCGCCAAAAGAACCGTCTACTCCGGAACTTCCGCAAGAGAATCCGCAACCGATCAGCATTTTCTGCATTTCTTTTACTGCGTCCCCGGAATCGCCTTTCTGGAGATAATTTCTCACATTAACCGTTCCGGATGCAGATGCTGTCACTCCGGTGTAACGGTACACATGAATCCACGGCTTATTGTAATAGCTGCGGATGCAAATTTCTCTACCGGTCTGATCTCCAGACTTTCCTCCTGTGACCGTTCCTTTCTCGTTGATACTTGCGTGCACCAGTTTACCATTTCCGCAGTAGAATGCTGTGTGTCCATTTCCGAGCAGGACATCTCCACGGATCATTCCGTTACCGGTTGCCAGATCCACGGATTTTACAACATCCTTGAATCCGATTTTTGGCAGAACCTCCGGCATGTTGCCTGTATAGGTTGCTCCGCTTGACTTTGCCGGGATTCCGGCCTCTTCCAAACATCTGATTACCAGCCCGGAACAATCGTAATTCGGTTTGCCCCAACGGTCTACCTGGTCGTAACCGTGTGAATCGTCCAGGGCGATTGCCTCTGCTCTTGCTACTGCATTTTCAATTTTGCTCACTTTGTTTTCCTCCTTCTTCTGATTCTGGTAAATCTTTAAATACTGCTCCCCGTAAGAAGCCCTTGTTTTCTTCACTGCCGAACCGGTATTCGTCGGAGCCTCGAACTTAACCAGAAAGATATCAGACGCTTCCTGTACTGATGTCGCTGTCTGTAATACCTTCCAGACGCTCTTATAGCTCTTCTGCAATTCGCTCAGCATATACTCCGTCTGCGCCTTCGCATCTCCGATGGACACTCCTCTGGACTTGACCAGATCGTAAAGGCCGGCCTTTCTTCCGGCAGATGTCCACTGGCAGAATCCGTAACCGTACTGCCTGGAATCTCCCAACGGATGCAGGAACAACGCTCTCGTTATCTTTCCGGAGTCTACTGCTTCCGTGTAGGTATCGTCCGTGTATTTATAGTTCAATTTCTTCTCACAGAGATTTTCCAGATTCCGGGGATTCGCTCTGGATTCTGCGTAAATATTCCCCATAGCCGCACATGCACCATATATCGTGCAACCGGCAGCCATCAAAGCGTCAAACAAAATATCTGTGTATGTATTCCGTTCTATTGCCATTTGTAAATTCTCCTTCATTCACAAAAAAGGGGCAGGGATTTCTCCCCACCCGGTCATAAGTATGTGTCCTCTTCTGGGTCCATCTCATCATCATCTTTCGGATGCAACTGTCCCATCTTGTCCATCAGCAAAAATGTCAACGGAACGAACACCGCAAACAAAATTACCAACGGCCAGAAGATTCCTGCCATCAGCAGCACCACCAGCAAAAGCGGATAATTCGGCTTGCTTGGCTCATAGTACATGCCATTGTCCTGGCAGTACAGCTCTTCGTCTTCATCTTCCATCCGGCACAATATCCGGATGCCCCAGATGTAGACCGGCTGACACAGCAAAATCCCCAAAAGGTACACCAATAGGATTTTTAAGCCCATAGCTCCTCTCTCCCTTCTCCGATCAGTTCTGAGAGCCATTTACCTTTCCATCATCCAAAAGGTCCTTAACTTCCTTGAACCACCAGTCAATAATTTTCAGCAGTACCTCTTCGGACATGATTACCTGCAACCACTTAGGCAGCAATCCTCTTGCCTGCTGTACTACCCATTTCAGTTTCTGTTCTCCCTGGCCGGACTCTTTGTAGATATGTTCAGCGTGCAGGAACAGCTTGTACACCTCTTTCCGGATGCCATCCAGTCCCTTCGCTTTCGCATACTGATATACGACCACTGCTGTCACAACGACCAGCACTGCAATCACCAGAATCAGAACCGGAATCGGCACCTGGCTTAAAAAATTCAATAATTCCATAGAATCAATCCTCCTGTTATACTTTGTAATCTCTTGATAGTTCCCTGTAGCGTTTTTAATTGTTTGAATGGGGAAATTATTGCCTAACCGCTATACGAGCGGATATGAGGCAAATACAGCCTTCCATTTCATTCCCCTGTGATATGGTTTACTCCCTGCCTTGTCAGAAAGTTCTCCAGATCATGTTTCTGCTCCAGCTCATAGTCTAATGCGGCGTGCATGTCCCCGTTGCACTTCGCATCCGGGATTCTCTGTACTGCTTTGGCTGTTGCCTCCGACAAACAAAGAGAACCGTCAAGAGCTTTCAGCATCATGTACTGTAACTCCTCACGGTTCTTCTCTTTGTCATCCTGTTCTTTTTGTCTGCGTGCCCGTTCGTCTTTCTCCGCTTCTGCACGTTCCTGGATCCGTCTTTCCAGTAACCAGAAACAAAATGCTACGATGGCAGATGGCACACCGGCAGCTATCAATAACTGCATTGGTTTCTCCTTTCTGATTTTACTTCGGATTTTCAGAACTAATCTACTTCCGTGGCTCTGCTCGTATCCGCATAGGCTGTCCCTCCTCTGCTCTCAAATGTTATCTCATCATCGTCACAGTCTGCATACTTCCGGCACGCATACTCAACAATGTCAAGATCTGCCTCTATTTCTTCCAGGCTCTTTGTCGGTGTTCCCTTGACCAGAAATACCAGGTCATAGATTGCCGACCAGAGCTTTGAGATAATCTGTAGCTTTGTCATTCTCTTTCTCTTCTCTCTTCCTTCTTCCGGAATAGGTGGTAATGTGGCTTCTCTTCTCCGAAAAATACCCAGCGAATATGATCGTCCAAGATAATTCCCAGTGCAGACAAAAAGAACCATAATGCCGTGAACTGAGGGCATATCTGACCGAGGATATTTCCAGGCATATTGCTATAGTCCCACATACGCAGACCGAGCCATACGTTCAGAACCAGTCCGAACAGAAATTCTATTGCCGTGATCCCTGCCGCCGCAACTAACTGTTGCAAAACCAGTGGCATGCACCGGTTCTTCTCATTGATTGCACCGCAGATAGTGAAGCACAGGCCTCCGCAGATTATCATTGCCGTGAATGAATAGCCACGGAAGATAATTTCCAGCAAATAATAAATGCTCCCTCCGAAAAGAAAGAGCATTGGATATTTGATTATGCTTTTCATTACGAAATACCTCCGGATGCCAGAATCTTCATGTAATCTTTCAGAACCTCGTTCTGGAACTCTTCCGGAATCTCAGCTCCCCACTGGATCTGCTCCAGATCACTCGCTTTCTCTGCTGACTTGATCCACATGTTGACCGCATTGCAGTAGGTTGTGTTGTAGGACACATAGAACATTGCCCGGTCAACGATTTTCTGCATATCTGCGGCTGTGAAATACTTACAAGGCTGACCGTCTTCGTGGTATTCCAACTTTTCCTCTCCTGCCAGCAACTGCATTTTCTTTCCGAAAAGATTCAGCTGATCTTTTTCTGTCAAGCTGAAATGCTCTGTACCGGTCGAAATTTCTACATCGATTCCTGCATATATTGTCTTCTCACATGCCTCGCTTGCATTGCTGTAGGCCTGCATACGCAATTCCTCCAGACTGTATTTGTCTGCCAACTCTCCCTGTGTAATCTCTTCTCCTTTGTTGTACCAATAGTCGAAGTCCTCCGCAATGGATTCCTTTGAGGCTTTCTCTCCGGTCACAGCAAAATACACTTCATCTGCTGTGTACGGAGTCCCTTTACCGGCTCCGCCATCTTCCGTTTCCTGCTTCTGAATGTTCTTCCGCAAAAATACGTCTGCCACGCCGGAGCTTCGCAGGTAATATTCCATGCTTTCAATTTGTTCTGTGCTGCATATTACTGTCAACATGCCAATGCCTCCTTTGCTCTGTTTCTTTTACTGAGATAACTCAGTCTTCTTTTGCAATATTTCTGTAATTCCTCAATTCCATATTTCTCCATGAACTGATGCAGGTTGCTATTCTTAAACCAACCGTAATAAGATACTGCTCTCTGTGCCATTCTCTGAGTTACTTCATACCCTTTCATCAAATAAGTTTTGACCTTCTTAAAAGCTCTCCTGCCTTTTAGAAAAATATGATCTCTCAACACTGTGCAGTTTCTCTTGTACACGTATCCTGCCAAATCCGCCGGGCAACCGTGGCTCACTCCATATTTGTCCTCGTACTCGACATAATAGAACCTCCATGATTCCTTAAATTCCAGATGCAGTTTTCTTTCCAGACACTGTTGTATTTTTCGGAATGCCATCATAAGATACTTCCGATTAGAGCCACTCAGAAATACATCATCCATGTACATTGCCTGGTGGCTCAACAGTCGGACCTTGATCAGGCCGTTTCTCCTTGACCTTCTGGTAACGGTCAATTCACTTTCTGCATAGTGATACAGATAGCTCATGTAGTAATTCGCCAAATCTTTCGAGATAACCGAACCGACAAACAAACCTTTGTCTTTCTCTTTCATTATCAACAACAGTTTTCTTGTCAACCACAGCAATGGTTTATTCTTATGGATATCCCTTTCTAGCATTGCTATCAGCACATCAATGTCTATATTCTGATAGCATTTCCGGACATCACACTGAATCGCTACTTTCGTTCCCTGCGGATCTGTCCGAATCCATTTCTCAACTCCTTTTTTCGTATAGAGCTGACCTCTGCCTTTGATGGATGCACACTGCCATGTTCCGAATTTCTTCTCAAACAATTCCTGCAGTCCAAGGTCTGCCAGATGGTCAAATATCTGGTGCTCATACGATTCTATTTCTAAGTTCCTTTCTTTCTGTTTTGCCCCTTCAATGACCGTCCTTGATACAGTCGGCGGCAAACTCAATTCTCTGTTCATCAATCTGTTATTTAATTCCAGTGCCAGATTGTGCACTGCTCCATCAAGCATATGCTTATTTCCAGTTTTCAAGAGCTTTAGAATCTTCCCAGGCGTATACTCGCAATGTCGGGAAAGCAGATTCCGTATATCCCGGCGTTTCCACTTTCCCTTAAAGCAATTCCGTATCGCCAGCTCCATCATCGAAATATCTTCGATATCTACATTCTTACAATACGTCTTCATCTATGTAAATTTCTGAATACTCCTTCTGAATCTCAAGACCTTTCGGTTTTACTACTAAGCCCACTCCGTACCCACTGTGTTACGAAGTCCGGTTGCCCGGTGCTGGTTCGACAATTTTGCACACGTGCAGGATGCTTTTCAGCATGCCGGATCAGTTTCAGATGCTGTCCGGCGAAGTACGGCATACCTCGAATAATTATTCAGAGTGACGAGCCGAGATGTTCCAGTTGCCGTTACCGAGCCAATTGTTCAGATTGGCAATCCGCAACCCGGCATTCGACCTGTTCCTCAGGTTGCCGAGCGACAGGAACTCCCCGGATACCGTAAATCCCTATATCATACATTTATTAGTTACAAAAAATTATAAGGGGCGATCCCCTCTTTGGGGCTACGCCGCCAAATTCACCCCCATAGACGATGCCCAGTCTACGACTGATCCTCGTCTTCCAGTGAGAGAAGGACGAGCCGAGAAGGACCAGTGGCCGAAACCGAGCCAATAGTCCAGACCGGCAAACCGCAACCCGGCAATCGACCCGGACCACAGGTAGCCGAGCGACAGGAACTCCCTTGTGCCGTTGGCACGAGTTCCTGTATGTACCGCATCCCCAAATCGCTTATTACTGTCTCCACCGTACTCCGAAGCCATCCTAATGTGTGGGAAGTTGACATCAAAACCAAGGTTTTTGATATACTTCCATGCATTTCCGGAATCCGGAATCACATAACCAAGCTTTTTGTAATGTTCATTGATTGCAGTAGCAAAATACTTGCAATCGTAACATGTATAAATTTCCTGCTGGTAGATGTCGGCATCTGCATCGTACACACCGTTCAAGATCACATCAGAACGAACCACATACTGTCCAAGTGCAAACTCGATACCAAGGAACTTGAACGGTTCTTTTCCATTCGTATTGCTGTATGGAGATCCGCACGTTCCCTTAACCTTATCCGTCGAACCGGTATGCCACGGCATAGTCGAAATACATGTAGTTGTAGACGTGTTAAACGTCACTCCTCCATTATCAACATATAATGCGTAATTTCCAGAATCATCATCCAATGCCTCAATCTTCGTTACTTTGACACGATTTGCGAGGTTGTGCATATAAGACTGACCTCGGTCTTTATTCGTACTGCTTCCCATCTCCCCAATAGATACGCAGCATCCGATTGGAAAGTATTCTGCCTGCTTTTTGGTCAAAATGATTCTTTCAACATTTTCTTCTGCAACTGCCGCCATATACTGGTCGGCAAATCCTGTACATCCTACCATGACAGCCTGCGAGTTCATATTTGCAAATACGATCATGAACAGTGTTTCCCAGATTTCTGCATCTGAGCAAGTCTCTCCGCAATACTGGTCGCCACGCTTCCGGAATGTTGTAATCTGTCCATTATGTGACACATTGTATGCCGGGGCGAATCCAGGAAGCGAATAATACGAACTGTTAAAATTGACAGCCTGGTGCTTCGGGATCAACACATATGGTCTTACCGATCCATCTGGTCTAATCGCTGCTGTGTACGGGATGAAAGGAAATCCCGGATACTCAGATTCTCTCCACGAATCCGTAACCGAAATTTTTGTACCTTTCTTTCCAAGTGGTCCCATAATTCCAACCGTATCGATAATTGTCCGAATGTATCCTGTTTTGAGGGCGATACATACATCTCCCTTTGTTCCGTCTGTCCGGAACTCCGGTTCTCCTTTGACTGCCGTAATATGAAGCTCTCCACCTTCATCTGCATAACCGTTACACTCAACCGGTTTAAACAGTGGAATTTCATCATAGGGGTTCTCATTCCTCACTGCGTTTGTAGACGGAACCGGTGTTGCGACATCTGCGTTGTCGTCTTCTTTCGTGCCAGTGCAGACCATTGTTTCATCTGCATCCTCGAAAAACACAGAATACGTTCTTCCATCGTAATTACGGAACATCATTGGATAGCAATCATCCCTTACGGATGCCGCCGCCTGTTTCGCCTCTTCCGCCTGCGTCAGTGCTTCCTGCGTTGCTGATTTGGCGGCTGCTGTTGCCTGATTTGCATTTTCAGTCGCCGCATTTGCTGCTGATGTCGCCTGCGCAGCCTGTTCTGTAGCATCTGATGCATTTTTTACTGCCGCATTTGTTTTCTTTGTAGCATCATTTGCATTTGTTGTCGCAGTCTTAGCCGCTTCTGCCGACTGATTTGCTAAAGACGTTGCTTCTGTTGCAGATTTCGTAGCTGCCGATGCATTATTGGCTGCTGTATTCGCTGCCATTACAGATTGCTGGATCGCTGAGTCAATCTGTTTTGCAGAATCAACGACTTTCTTTAAAGCTGTCTGCTGTGTTTTACTGGCCTCTGTAGCTTTCTCGATTGCATTCTGCTGTGTCTTACTCTCAGACGTAGCCTTTTCTGCAGCAGTCTGCTGTGTCTTTCCGGCTGCGGTAGCTTTCTCGATTGCATCCTGCTGATCTTTACCATTGGCGATTGCCGTAGTCAGATTCTGCAATGCAGCTTTGACTTCCTCAGACTTCGTGTTGATAGATTCTACCTGCTCCTGCATGGTAGCCGCCGACTGATTGACTGACTCTTTGATACTGTTGTAGCTTTCATTTTCCTCGTGAATCTTCTGCATGCAGGAGATAAAAGCTCCTCGCACCTCTTCTCCATAGACCGCATTTCTAAGCTGATCTATTTCCTGGGAAATATCTGCCATTTACTCCACCTCCTCAACTACAGTCTCTCCTCCGATGTACTTTTTCTCAATGACCGTTTTTTCTTCCGGATCCGGTTCCGGCTCTCCTCCCAGATCTGGCTTAGGTTCCCCCTCTGGCGTTGTTCCTGGAAGATCCGGATTTTCAAAGAGCGTAATCAGATCCTCTTTTTCTTTCTCGAAAGCCTCCTGTTTCTCTTTCATCTCAGCTTCGTAATGGGCTTTCAGTTCCTCTTCGTATCTGGCCGTATCGTCCGCCAGCTCGTTTGCGGCATTTGCTCTGATTTCTGCAAGCACTCCGCTCAGAATCCCCTCTGCCATGAAAATAGGCAGCCCGTAAGCTGCCATCGTGTTTCCAACCTGCCTTGTGATTGCCTGCTTCGCATCAGCATAAATAACACTAATCGGTCTGTTTGGTTTTTTCTTTTCTTCCATCTTCTTTTACCTCCTGCTCTCTTTTGATGGTTCCTACAGCTACACTGTTTTTCGCTACCTTTTCCGGTGCGTCTCCTCTCGGAAAAATAATTTCCATCTTCTTGCCTCCTTCTTAGTTCCAGTAACCTACTATGATTCCGTTGTAAACTCTGAGATGTGAATACGTCCAACTGTTACCGTTGTTCGTGATCTCACATACAATCGGTATCGATCCGCTAAATGCGGTATACCCTCCAGCAGAAATCGAACCTATCTTAAAGTTCTTCAGCGTATACCAGTTTCCAATCAGATTGCAACCCATATTCACGCCATACTCATCGTAGATAGAGTTCGCACGGCTGAAACATAACATTGTCGTGTATGAGCTGGCCGATGCGCTGTCTTTCTGAGCGAACGCCATGTACTTTCCCTGTGGTTCCAAGTCGAACACCAGCCCCTTGTGAGAATTGTTCTGACCCCACTGGTTTGTGCCAATACATCCGACATAATAACCATCCCGATAGAAATGGTTTCCGCTTTCATCGAATACCGCTCGCTTCTTTGACGATTCTACGCCGTAATTGTAGATTGCAATCTCTCCCGGGTTAATTTGGACGTATTTTGAATTTTTGTTAAAGGCTATAATCACGTTGTTGTAATACTGCGTGATATATGATCCCATGTCTCCTTTGCTTACCTTGCTGGTAATATTATCGGCATTGACTTTGATAGATGCCTTCAGATCTTTCTCGCCTTTTGTTGCTCTCTTGACCTCTGCCTCGATGGAATCTTTCAGCACGCTCAACTGGCTTTCTGAGTATGCGGATATATAACCAAGGATTTCAACATCCGTGATATATACAGTCGTATCCGCCACATAGTTATAAAAGTATGTGTGAAAATACGATGGTGTAGCTTCGGCTGTAAATTCAAACTGTTTCCATCCACTTCCAAGTTCTCCGGCAGTCGTAAGAAATGCTTTTCCGTCAATCGTGACTCGTATCCGTGCTTTTCCGGAATCTTCCGTATCACAAGCAGCTTTGAACCTTACAGTCACTTTCCCTTTTTTCGCCCACGGTCTCTGATACCATGAGAGGCTATAGGTCGAAGTATTATTCTCTATCTTCGCACAGCTTTTCCCAGAAAAGGTAGTCTGCGTTATTTGTGCAGCACTACTTCTATTCCATCCGGTAAACTTATCAGTGCTATCCGAAAAATTCCCATTGCTGCAATAATTGTGCAATGAGTTTTCGTATACTTCGGACACAGTTGCAGATACTTTCCCGACTTCGACATCCAGTCTTGCATCGATATCGTCCAACAGTTCCTGCATATCCCTCAAACACCGGATATCCGTTACATACAATACGCTTCCGGAATATCCGTATACCGTCACAGCTACAGACTTTGCAGCTTTCGTGATCTTGACCTCTTTGCTGTATGCATGGTATTCATCTGCGGTATATCCACTGAGATAAGCTGTGGACTTATTTTCGGCAAATCCATACTGGATATAAGACGGTCGGTACTTTGAACCTTCCGGATACGCTGCTTCAACAGCGATCTTATAATTGCCAGCCTCCAGTGTTCCCAGACTCTGTGCCAGCGTTACTGCTCCGGTTCCGGAAAACGTCAGCTTAAAGGCGTTCATGTTCAGAAACTCCGACTTCTCCACCTTGCAAATGCTGGTCGCTCCGGATATCGAGAACCTGGCCAGATCCAGTGTCTCCTGTTCTCCGCCGGTTATATAATTCTTTCTGGTAACTCTTTCCTTAACACTTCGTACAGACAGTTCAATGCGGTTCTCCATGTTGGAAATGGAATTTTCTATCTCTTCTCTTGCCACTCTTACCGTATTGTCTGCATGCTCATTGGCTGCCGTTTCGCTTTCGGATATCTTTGTCTCCACCGATGTCCGATACCCGGCATCCAGGGACTCGGTCTTCACGGAATTTGCCAGCAGCATCTTACCATTGATCTTTCCATCCATCGTCAGAGCCACACCGTCTATAGGTCCGTCATATCCCTGGCTGTAATGAGCAAAACCGCCAAGTCCCCATCTCCACAGGTTCATGGCTTTGTTCTTGTAATCCACATCATCAGCAACGATGAACTCATTCGGAACGTGTACTGCATATCCACTGGCTACCTGTTTATTTATTAGGTCCTGTGCGCTTCTGAGAGCCTCCTGCAAGATTTCTGTCTTACTTGGCAAGGATTTTATTGTCTCTTCCATTTCAGCCGTACTCTGGCGGTTTGACGAAGTGTAGGACTTAGCACTCGTCTCATCGCCCAACGTAACGGTGTTGTTCTTGAAGCTGGTAATATACACTTTCTTCTTTGTCAGCGGAAATTCCCGGTCTAAACCGTTCGGTGTGGAAACACACTGGATCATGTTGCCGATCTCAAATCTCTGGAAAGATTCATCCGTCAGATTTAAGTCTATCGCTTTCAGCTCCAATACCATCTTCTCAAACTGTACCGACTTCAAATATTCCTCGGCCTTTTTCTTTAAGTTCTCTGGAACTGTCACATCGTCCCAGGTTACAGTCTTGTAAATCTTGCCGTATTCCTTCACTGCATTATCGTCTGTGACATAATCCACGCCACCGTTGACGCTCGCAATGGTTCTTCTCTGTTCAGAGATTGCCTCCAGTGCCGGGTCCTGCTCATCTTCATCCAGCTTCGCTCCCAATGGGATAATACACGTTGCCAGGTCCGAAGCATCCATGTTCTTTGAGAAGTCCAACAGGTTCTTCCCAAACCGGATGCTCTGCGTGTTCCTGGTGTAATAGTCTTCATCTGACAGGTAATCTAGGATTCTCAGACCGTCCTCATGCCGGATAACCAGATGTCCTCCAAGTCTGCTCGTCAGCTTCTCTTTGAACGCCGTTCTTGTGTCCTCGTAATTGGAATACCGGTACAGTGAATCATTAGAATCCTTTACCGTTACCCTGCCGACAACGAACTGCTTTCTCTCTTCTACCTGTGCATTATGAATGTCTATCAAATCCTGCACATACGCTTTGACCGAAATATTATGATAAACCTTCGGTCTCTGGATGCTGTCGCACAAAAAGGCAAGTTCTCCTTCGACGAAGACTTTCTTTGTTCCAGAAAAATCTTCATCATCGTAGAGAACTCGCCCATAAAACTCCGGCTCATCATCCCGGTAAATCACAATATCTGTTGTCAGCTTCGTAACCTTGTCATAGTACGGGTGTGTCGGAAACACCTTGAAGGTTGCCGAACCGTTGATGTTATCCCCGATTTCAAAATACGGATTTCCGCCAACGGTCAGTGCCTTTACCCTGGCATCGTGAATCGTGTACTCCTTGCTGTCCACATAGGCTTTAATCGTATACATCTACAGCATCCCTCCTCTGTGAATCAGCGTGACTTTGCCCGTTCCCTGGAAGTAAAGGTCATTCACTCCCTTGTACAGAACAATGTCATACATGATATTCTCGCCAGTATATATCGTATAGGTTGAATTACGATACCTTACCTTCATTTCCGCATTGGAAACAATTCTGAGCGTTTCGTTATGAACCCAACCGTCCAGGCTGACTTTCTGCCAACCGGAGCCAGAGCTGATCGTGATGTCTGAGGTGTTACGGATAACGCCATTGATGAAGCTGAACGTATCCCACTTCCAAGGCTCATCCGAAGAATCCACGCTGATTTTATACGGCTCGCATTTACAGCTTATAACAATCTCCGCCGTTACATCGTTATTCTTCTCTGTCTCTATCTCACACCTGCCGGTATAATAATATCCCTTGTCGGTGTCAAGGATGATTCTCTTCGAGATTCCCTGCAAATCAGAAGCGATCTGGCTTAACAGACCGCTCCATCTTTCATAACTACAGTTTCTTGCCCCGAATGTAAATTTCAAGGTCCGCATCTCATATTTTACGCCGCCGTTCTGAGCTTCTGAGAGGTCCAGGTCCCCGTTCATGCCGGGGACGCTCACATACTCTGTCTTTGCTTTCGGTATGCCGATAACAATCTTCTTGAGTCTTAAGCCCCAGTCCCGGAACGAATGCGTCTCATCAAACGTAATGCCTACTCCCGACATGATTAACCTCCTCTCTTCTTGTGTGTATCAATTCTTGCCATGTTTTCATCGACAATCGGTGTTGTTGTATCTCCAACTTCCCTGCCGTCCAAATCTACATGAACGTGTGTCTCTCCGGTAATCTCTACCGTTGTGTCTCCACTCTCGAAGACACCTTGCTTTTCTTTCTCGACTTTGTATGTTGTGCTGACCTTCTTATCAACAGCAATCTTTCCGGTTTCCACATTAACCGCCGTCTGCATCCGCTTTCCAAGACTGGCCATCTCATCATCCATCTGCTTATACAGGTCTGGCATCTCGGCTTCAATACCTACGCCGATACCAGGTGGAATCCACTTACCGATTTCATCAGCAAATACTTTTGACGGAGAATGAATACCCAGTGCGCTCTTCGCACCATCAACAATTCCAGAGAAGAACGATGACACCTGTCTTCTGAACCAACCGGCGGCATTGCAAATTCCGTTCCATACACCCATTACAATGTTGTAGCCAACACTAGCCATCTGAGAAGGCAGATTTGCAACGCCATTTATAACAGCACTGCACAAATCAGATGCTGCCTGTCTTCCCTTTGCCACCATATCGGATCCCCACTGGATCACTTTCTGGATGGTGTTGCTCAACCACGTCCAGATTTTTCCTGGTAACTGCGAGAAGAAATTAACGATTGTGTCTATCGTATTAGCTCCAACTTCTCTTGCTTTCTGTAGGGTATTAGATCCCCAGGTCACAAATCTATTGAATGCGTCCGTCAGCCAGTTCCAAATTTTGCCAGGTAGCTCAGAGAAGAATGTAACAATACTGTCTATGCAGTTGCTTGCCACCTCTCCGGCTTTCTGGAGCATCTGGCTTCCCCACTCAACAAATTTGTTGTAGGTATTTACCAGCCAGTCCCAGATTTTCCCTGGCAATTCAGCGAAAAACGTAACGATATTGTCAATCATCTGAGGAACATTCGTGGTGATCCAGTTGATCACATTCGTTCCCCATTCAATCAACGTGCCAATCACAAATCCAATCGCATACCCGATTTTATATGGCAATTCCGTAAAGAACTGTACGATTGAATCAATAATCTGCGTTGTGACCTCTGATGCTGTCTCCAGCATAGAAGCTCCCCACTCGACAAAACTTTCTGCCAGTGAGCTGATTGCATCTATGATTTTTCCTGGCAATTCGGAGAACCACTCAATCACAGAGTCAATGAATTCACCTATGTTATCCAGGACACCAGAGCCCCACTCAGCGATAGCCGAACCAAGTTCGCTCAGCTTATCCGGTATGCTCTGGAAAAATTCTACAATCTGATCCCAGTGTTCCTTGATGACCACAACCGCCGTTGCAACCGCAGCTACAATTCCGGCAATCGCAGCAGCCACCAATGCAGGTGCACCCAGGATAACCGCTCCGACAGCCGCCAGCGCAATGCCGACCACCATAAGAGCTTCTTTTACAGCACTGAAGCCGTTCACAAACATATCTACGAAATTGGTAACTGCGAGAATCGCTCCGGCAATAATAGAACCAATTCCGGCTATGGTAGAACCGAACTCTGCAAAGAATCCGATTACTTTCTGTACCGCTCCACCAATAGAGCTGAAGATACCAGCAATCTTAGGGAACTCCAGCTCCAGGACTTCCATGAGCGAACCGGCTCCACCACTCCAGAGTGCGAATCCTTCTACGACTTTTCCGATGACTCCGGAAATTCCGCTAATTCCACCCTTTAATGTCTTCAGTATAGAGAATAGTGTGCTTAAAGGCTGAATAACACTTTGAGCAACGTTTAAAGCTGCGATAGAGCCAGCAATCACTCCGATTGCATAGCCAACAGCTTCCAGTGTGTTCGGATCTGCCCCGTCAATCACGCTGAACAGTCCGGAAATCACATCTGCAATTCCCTGGATTATAGTGCTTGCCGAATCTATGAATCCGTTAAGGAATCCTTCGATCAGTGAAGACACGCCAGGAAACTCTTCGCTCAGTCCTTCACAAAATCCAGCTACGAAATCTTTTGCAGCCTGGATGATAAGCGGTGTATTTTCCTGCGCCGCCTCGCCAATTTTGCCAAGCATTTCTCCAAATGACTGACCGATTTCCTCAGAGTGGTCACTCAGAGCCTGTAGAAATTCCGTAAACAAATAAATACCGGCAGACCACATGTCACCGGCTACATTCATGATTGCTTTTACAAGTTCAGCAACTAAAGTTGCTCCTGCTTCGGCAAATTCTTCCTGGTGCTCCATGATGGCATTTATAAATGTGCCTACCAGATCTTCCGCTACTCCAATCAGTGTCGGTGCGGCATCTACAGCCATCTTTGCCAACTCAGCGATAGAATTTCCGAACGCTTCAATCAGACCGTCAAATCCATTTTCAGCCATGGCTTCGTTCATTTCCTCAACCATGCTAGTTATGGCTTTGACCGTCTCTTTCATTGGTTCCTGTACTTCTTCATACAGGGCGATACCTACAGACTCTAATGCACTCTTACAGAGCGTGATAGCTCCCTGCAGGTTATCGTTCATGGTGTCAGCCATTTCTTTAGCTGCACCGTCCGCATCGTAGATAGAATCCTCCAGCTTCTGGTAATCTTCATCTGATGCATTTACAATGGCAAGCAATCCACTCATGGCTTCTTGTCCACCAAGAGCTGATGCCATCTGTGCTTTCTGCGCCTCTGTCAGTCCAGCAAAACCGGAACGAAGGTCTTTCATAACCTCTTTCAGAGACTTCATGGAGCCATCACTGTTCGTCAGAGATACTCCAAGCTGATCCATAGCTGCCTTTACTTCATCGGTCGGCTTAGCCATTCGGCTAAAGATAGACCTCAGAGACGTACCAGCCTGGCTTGCTTTGATACCGGAGTTTGCCATCAAGCCGATTGCTGTAGCACAGTCTTCAACGCTGAATCCCAAAGCTCCAGCCACAGGTGCCACATACTTAAACGTCTCACCCATCATTCCTACGTTCGTGTTGGAATTGGATGCTGCCTTTGCAAGTACGTCTGCAAAGTGTGTGGCATTGGATACCTCTTTCGTGTATCCGTCTTTGATGATCGTTGTTGTCCCGTCAGCCGCCAATCCAAAGGCGGTCATAGCATCGGTGACAATATCACTGGTAGTTGCCAGGTCTTCTCCAGATGCCGCAGCCAGGTTCATGATACCTTCGATACTGTTCAGCATATCTCCGGTCTTCCAGCCAGCCATTGCCATATACTGGAACGCTTCAGCACTTTCGGTAGCTGAGAACTTCGTCTTGGCTCCCATCTCTTTTGCTTTTTCTGCAAGTTGCTGAATTTCTGTAGCAGAAGCTCCGGAAATGGATTGAACCTTACTCATTCCAGCTTCAAAGTCAGAACCGACCTTGATTGCAGCCGCACCAATACCAGCAACTGCTGATGCAGCACTTCCGATGACTGCTGTAGTAGCTTTGATTGCGCTACTTGCAAGTCCAGATAATTTACTCAGTCCGGCTTGGAATCCGGAACTATCTATGCTGGTATCAAACTTCAGCGTACCATCATAGCCCATGCTCTCACCTCAATTCTTCGGCTCAATCATCGGCTCGTAATGGCACTACTTGATTTGCTTTCCGTCTTTAATCTTTAATTCAAAACGGGCATGACAGTTTCTGCCTTTGCAGGACACCATCACGCCCGAACACTCCGCTGTCTCTTCAAAAAACAGCGGCATTTTATATTTACACAACGGGCACTCCACCCGTATCATTTTCTTCTTTACATCCTCAATAGCCAGTCACCTCCTACAGCAGTCCCGTAAGGTCCCCACCATTCATAAGGGCTTCTGCTATTGCATCTACTTTTTCTTCCTCGTCAACAGGTAACGGAAGAGCATACAGCTCTTTCTTCCTGCGGTAGAAATCTCTCTGCTCTTTTGTCATATTCGCATTGATATCCACGCTCCGGTATTCCATAATTTTACAGAACTCCAAGTCAGAGGATAGTGTTCTCAGCAAGGCTTTGAACTTCCACCAATGCAGATACTTAATGTCCTGCAGGTCAATGTGATACTGGGTCAGAAATGCTGAGTAGATATAGTCATCGTCATGCTCAAAAGAATAGATCCTCTGAACTTCTGAAGCTCCTTCTACTGAACCAGCTCTCTTCTCTCTCCACCTCTTGCCACAAGCGTAGAACCACAGCAGTTCATCTACTGCCGCTTCCAGATTATCCGGAATAACTGGATAAGCCAGTTTCAGTCCTTGCATTGCTTTTTCCGAATCCGAAAGTTCTGAATCCTGCATCAGCATCTCAAACAAAATAAAGGTGCGGAAATTTGATTCTATCTCATACTCCACACCTTCAATTTCTACTGTTTCCGGAAGATAGTCTATAAGCATGTTGCAGTCGTGGTTCATGAATTATCACGACTATCCGCATTGCCGATCTGTGTCACTGTTGCTCTGTTCTTGCCATGCTTATTTTTCTTATCGTCCTGTCTTCTCTGGGCCCGGTTCATATTGTACTTGTTAGTAAGTGCAGTAGCTTGGCCTTTCATCTTGTTAGCCTCAGAAGAAACAATTCCAAATGCATCCATGCAAACCAACAGATTATCCTTGCCCTTGAACAGCTTTTTGGATGTTCCTTCTCCAAATATTTCATCGAAAAAGTCTTTCACGATTCCGCACGTTTCCCGAATGCCTTCTGCATTTGACAACTCCGTATGTTTCTTAGCTTCCTTTGATCTTTCCACTACCTTGTCAAGAGACTTCTCGTATATTTCCATCGTGTCTGCATCGAACAGATCTAATTCTAATTCCTGTCCACAAATCTTTAACATGCTCATATTACTTTACCTCCAAATTCTAAGCCGCAGCTTCTTCAAATGTCTGTGTCTTTGTGTTGAAATATCCGTCAACCGGATCTCCTATCGCATTGAGGTTTCCGCTCATGCTCTGTTTCTTTTCCCCGGATACTCCGCTCAGCTCTGCGGATACCAGGAACTTTCTGGCTGCAAATGTGTTTTCAACTGGTGCAGAAGCACTCATCTTCTGATCCCAGAGTTCTACACGGCAGTATTCAAACTCTGCATCGCTTCCTGTCAAATGGTTTCTGCCGACATGGTACAGTGCGTTGACTGCATCCTGGTCCTTGATAAGTCGTGCTTCAAACGGAAATACCGATGTGTAAGACACGACGGATGAAGACGAAGATGCTTCGCTTACATACTTCTCAGATTCACTCTCTGCACCGAATGTTTCATCCAGAGTTGTGAATCCAACTCCCATCAGCACCCACTTTGCTTTCTCAGACGTTCCAATATTCAGAAAGTCCGCAAACTGGTGTCTCTGCACCACATCTCTTTTGCTGTTGGTATTCTCTGCCATTGTTTCATGCCTCCTTAAAATACAATAATCGCAAGGAAATCTGATACCTTGCATTCTTCATAGCTCCATCATAGATATGTCCCGGCGAAAGTACTTCTATCTCCTCAGCACTCATTCCTTCTGGAAGCTCCGGAAGGTTACCGATAAGGCTCTGCTCTTCCACCCACTCGGCAAGCTCTTCATAAAATGTGCTGTTGTCAATATTCTGAAGCCGATCCATGCTGTAAAATTCTCTGGATCCGAACTGAAACTGAAACTGCCGCTCAGAACTGCCGTCCACATATCTTTCAATAATCGGGTCAGATATCCCCGTTTCTATGGTATATTCCACCGGCTCTGTTCCCAGGGCATCTACCCGGAATACACCATCTTTCAGCAACGGGCAGTTCAGAAAATAATCTGATACGCCCTGTATAATACTTTTCGTTGCCATGCGACCTCCTAGATTTTATCCGCTCCACGCAAAATATCTTCTTTTTCAGCCACTTTCATTCTCTCAAACCAATGCGCTCCTCGGTTCGCATCATACGGTCTGGTGTCAGACGTTGCATAATACTGTACAGCAGCATACTTGGCGATGTAATTCACTTCGCCGCTACCGATGCTCGTTCCCAGCTTACCAGATTTCTCCAGCATACCTGTTTTGAACGGGACTCTCGGGCTGCATCGTCTCAGAACCTCTGAGTCTATGAACATTTGCTTCTTGGTAAATTGAGCATTTCTTCTTGCCGCAAAGTCTGAGTTCCATGTCAGCTCCGCTCTTCCATTCTTGGTAGTAACGATTGAGCCTCTTGGTGTTGTAATCATCTTCAGCGACATTATGCTCCTCCTATCCTCCAGTGCTTTGTCCGGTCAGTTCCTCTGAGCGTATTGTCTGCATATTCTGTGATCGTCACAAAATCTTCATCATGCTGTCTCAGCTTTGCCAGGTCTTCTATCGTTTCCTTCAAGATAACTCCATGCTGAAAACTGAACGTGTCGAATACCCATTGGTCAGCAACTTCAAGCTGTCCTCGCACAATATAAGCGTTCTTCTGGATAGTCCAGTGCCTTTCTGCCTCTTCATCCGACAGCTTCTTATACTCTTCTTCGCTTATATATTGCTTTCCACCTTCTACGATTGCTGTGTATGGAATCCGGATCACGCACTGTGCTGTGCCATTCCGGACTGTATCCGACACTACCTGCCCTTTGCTTCCATACCAGGAAACCCCCAGGATTCTTGTTGCGTAGAACTTCTCTCTCCTGTCAGCTCCGATTCTGAGATTGAAGATTGTCACATCACTGTTTATCGTCATACTCTTTCACCCACCCTCTATACAGTAGTCCGGTGTTTGCCAGGTATGTCCTAACCGTTCTGTACATCTCACTGCTTACAGCTGAATAACTCCCGGCATCTGCATAGCTGACAGAATATCCATCGTTAGATTCTGACTTTACAACAGCTTCGTTCTTCTCTCTCTGTATCGCAATGGAATCAGCAACACTACAGATTGCGTCTCTGATCGAATCCGTAAGCGTTGGCAGTCTCGGTATCCGTCCAAGCGTAATCCGATTCACAAAAGCTTCAGCAAACTTCTCAGCTCGTCTGAAATCTTTCTCGGTTTTGATGTGGATACCGCCGTACTCTTCCTTGTAGTACGTAAAGTCCACATATGGACTCGTTATAGCCTCCTGGTTCATCCAAACACTCCCTTCTGGTAAAATGGTAAGCTACCGGAAGATAAATCAGTTATTTGCCGGATTTACGTCCTCTTGCGAAGCTGATTCTTTTTTACCGGTCTTCTTTTCTTTTGCAGGACTTGTGCTCGCTCCGACTTCTTCATCCAGGTTCTCCAGGGAGTAGCCCATGCTTTTGTAGTATCCTGCCTTTCTTTTGGGAATCCGGCAGGAACTCCCACCTTTCGTTGCTAAATACATAAGCTACCTCCTACTCTGACTGTTTTGGAGTCTTGGTTGTCTTTTTCTTCCCGGAATCTTCAGAAACCGGTGCAGCTGATCCCATTGTAGCCTGTGCCTGGATTGCCGCTTTCAGCTCTTCGTTCTCTTTCTGGAGGTCTACAATCTTTTTATCGGCATCCTCCGCATACAGAGTAGCCTCCGTCAGTTTGGCTTTCAGCTCTTCGTTCTCTGTTCCTGCTTTACCAAGTTCTTTTGTGAGTCTGGTTATTTCTTCCTTCGCTCTTTCAATGGTTTCGATTGCAGCATCAGCTACAACTTCCCCATCTTCATTAGTAATCTCATACCCCATCTTTGCATACTCTTCAGCCTTTTCTTCTGGGATTCTGATAATACGGTTTTTCTTCTGAGCTACATAACTCATAGTGATTCTCCTTTCTTGCTATGCCCCACCAGTAATAACCTGGCAGGGCTTATTTCTTCCTACGCCTCCACAGACATGCGGATAGCTTTCTTCTTGTTCTTCAGAACGAATACGTCCTCATGTGACTCTTCGTAGTAAACATACTTACCTTCTGAGAGAGCAGATGGTGGATCGAGTTTAGAGAACTCATAAGACACCGGTGTGATTACTGCAAGTGGGTTAATCAGCATCATGTTGATCTGTTTAGCACTTCCAGCTACTTTCCAACCCTGTGTGAAATCATACAGAGTCTTCATCAGTTCAGATGGTACTTCCTCAATCTGAACTTCATCCAGGGATTTAATCGCTCTTGAAAGGTTGTTCTGTCTGCCAACATCCAGCGTTCTGTAAATACCCTGGGCATGCTTAATCAGTGTGTTGGTTGCCGGATTCACATACAGAATCAGTCCCATCTTCGGAACTCGACCTTCTGACATCTCTTCCAGCATCTTGTCATATACATCCAGAATATTCTCTGCTGTAAGAACTGTTGTATCAGCAGCTTCTCCTGCCGCCGTCCAGTCTGCATAAATCTTGGAAATGGTGTATGCATCCATCTCCGGGAACTTCTGCTCTTCGTTGAACACTCTGGTAATGTTCGTGATTGTTGCTACATGGTTTGTTTCCTGCACATCTGCCGGGTGAACCAGTGTAGACCATTTTCTTTCATTCTCCAGTGTCAACGGAGTCCAGCTGTTATCATAGTTTCTTGCAGCCGTAGCAATGGTATCCCTTGTAGAATCCACACGGCCGGTTACGGAAATGCTTGGAATCTCAATAGTCTTTCCATTGAGCCATTTGAATCTTCCGTTATTCGGAGTCTTATAGAGTGCTCCGTAGTATAATGCATACGGAAACGCCTGCTCTAAAGATTTCTGATATTCTGTTGCATAATTAAGTGGTTTTGCCATGTTAAGTTACCTCCTGTTAATCTCTTTTTCTTACTCCAGAAAATCCAAAGTCAAACATGTTGCCCTTTGGCTTCTGGGTCTGTGAATTGGTTCCTGCTGAGAAGTACGGCATATTTGGTGCCGGTGGATTCCCTGGTTCATCCGGAACATCTGGTGTATCCGGTTCATCATCCGGTGTATCCACAACGAATGCTTCTTTGTAGTCCGGACTCTCCTTCAGTTCTTTCATCACGTCATCCGCACCGATAAACTTTCCGTTTTCAAGCTTCAGTTCTTTCGCCTCGAAAGCTCTTCTGACATAATCACGGTACATAGCCCCTGGCTTCAGTCCGACAGTATCCAGATATCTGTCCATCTGGTGATCTCTTTCCTGTTTCGCCAGCTTGTCATTAAGCTCCTGGGTATCATGGTTGTACTTGTCTTCCCAGTCTTTTGCAGACTTTTTGATGCCATCAATATCCATCTCTTTGTAGGATTTGATCTCTGCATTGGCATCTGTGAGCTGCTGTCTTACACCGTCCAGCTCTGTGATCTTGGCATCCAGTTTTTCCTTCGAGACATAGCCCCCGGCTTTCACATCTACCACCTGGATCTTCTTATCTGCATCAATCGCAGCCTCCAGCTCTGCATAGGTCATAGCCTTAGGCTCTTCGCCGTCCTTCGGGGTTCCAAAAAGTTTCTTCAAAAATTCGTAAGCCATTTCACTTACCTTCCTTTCTTCGTTTCGCTGATTTCGTTTAGATTCCGGTTCATTCCGGCACTGCTATCGTGCATTTATATCTCCGCACGCAAGAGAAGGAGACAGTTTATATGCCATATCACAGGGCAAAAAACAACAGCCAGACGTTCCACCAACGGACCGGCTGACTGTTAATTATTTTCGTGGTCTTAAAGGGTGTCTACGAACTTCTGAGAGTTCCCAGGACACGTTTTAAGTGCTTCAATGGTAAATTGTAAGGGTTAATACGTTACGGCCCTATACGGGGCAAATACCATTTAACCCATGGATGGGAGATAGCAGGATCACCTCCTTCCTACTCTTCTGTGAATACAACCCAGTCCTTAGCTGCCATATCTGTCTGAGACGGCGCCCATGGTACAATTCCTTTCGGTGCATTTTCATTGTCACTCACAAGCCCCGTAGTCACGATATAGACATACTGCTGAGTCATTTTGCTGTGTTCATCCGGGAACTGCATTTCAAGGTAAATTCCTTTTCCGTTCCAGCCTTTTCTTGCCACCTTGACACCACGTTCCAGGAATTTGTACGCATCCCCGAATCCAAACGTAGCCTCTCCGCCGAGTTCCGGGCAGTTCTCTTCATCTGCAATCTGCCATTCGTCAGACGCAATATTGTCGAAGGTGTACTCCGGGCGGTCTGTCTGGCGAATATCCAGTTCCTCTCCGTCTTTGGTGTGCATCATGATTGTTTTCTTCTCTGCATCCCAGTACCAGTAGCCGCCCCAGTTTGGCAACTTTACCTTCGCACCCTGTTTCATCAGCATATAAGCATCTGAAAACATCATGGTTGGTCCGAAATCCGCACAAATACAAGCTTGCTCAATGTAAATGTCCTTGCAGTTCGCATGAACCAGGTCTTCATTGTAGGTGCGGTCAATGTACTTCATCTTCTCCTCAACATTCGGATTGACAATGGTTTCTGTCTCTCCGGTCGGCATGTGGATATACAGGAAAATCATTTCCGGCTCTTTGCCTTTCCCTTTCAGTTCCTCATACTGCTTCATCAGTTCTTCTTTCTTCATGCTTATTTCCTCGCTTTCTTATTCGCCCATACAGCTTTTCCACTGACTGAGTGGTTAAATGATACCAAGTTACCGTTGCCGTCATGTACGGCTGATACCTGCGTTCTGGCGGTATCTACGCTTCGTCCGGTTTGCTTGCAGAAATCCTTCATCTGCGATTCTTTCTCTTTCAGCTTCACAGATTCTTTCTGAAACTCTTCTCGGAAGTACGCTCTGTCGGATTCTGATTGAACCGTCTGGATATACGAATCATAGGCGGCCAGGATTCTCTTATACTCTCTGACCGCCCTTTCATATTCACGCTGCTTCTGCATACACTCATACTCCGTAAGAAGGTTCCCTGCAAACGAATATTTCGGTCTGCTGTAATCCTCCAGATCATCTTTCGTGTATGCCGGTTTGGAAATTCCCGGCCAGTACGGATAGAAGCTATGTCTGCAATTCCAACCGCACAAACCGGCTCCCGTTCCATATCCGGTTGCCTCGTAGAAGTTCTCATACCCCGGAGCTGTGCCCTCAATCTTGAATACCTTACCCTGCCAGACTGAGTGTGAGGGTCTGGCTCCTGCATGAGCTGTTGTCTCGTAATACTCAGCCCCAAGCTCCGAAGCATACAACTCTGTCAGCTTTCCGGCTGTCTGATTTACTCCGGTCAGCAGAGCAGTTCTGATTGCCGTATCCAGCTTTGAGATATACCCACTGTCATACATGACCGATGTTCCTTTGACTGCCGCATCCCGGATAGCCTGTCTGATTGCCTCCTGGTACGAAAAAGCACCGGACGTAACCTTCATATAGGCTGCGTTCAGTGTCTGCATATACTCCTGCTGTGTGGCTATTGCCGTTGTCAGCGTAAGGTTTCCAATCTCTCCCCTGCACTTCTCTGCGGCTGCCTCCATAGTTCTCTGCATCGCTCCAGAAAGAACAATATCCGATGTTTTCAGCTTTCCGGCCTGCAATAATGGCTTTGCATCCTGCAACATTCCGCTCAGGCCTGCATCCTGGAACAATCGCAATATTTCTGTATCGGATTTCCCTGTCAGAACACCAACTTCCCGGATTACATCATCCATCAACGCTCCGGACTGCTTCGCCTGTTTCAACTGCCACTCGGCTGTCGGTGTGATCCTTCCGGTCTTTGCTATCCTTCGTGCCACATCTCGGATGATCTGCTCATTCAACACATCGCACATTCCCAGATAACCGGAAGAAAAGCTATTCAAATATTCTGGTGTCAGCACTGCTCACACCTCCTATTCTTCTGTGGGAAATCTGGCTACCGGCTCCGGCATCATGTTCTTTGCCTCTTCCTCAGAGCATCCAAAATACCACGCAAGAAACGCTTCTGTTTTCAGCTTTCCGGCAACCACCATGGACCATCTACGCTGATACTCAGCTTCTGTGTCTTCCAGAACTCCATCGCCCCAGTTACAGTTCAGCTCCGTTTCTCCGTCCGGAACCATATCATAAAGCAATGCCAGAA